AATTCGTTGAAGTCTTCATCATAAGTTCCGTCTTCTAAAACGATTAAACCTAATTCAACGATTGCGTGAACTCCTTTTGCATATGATAATACAGTTTCATTATCTTCGTTTTCAACTTCTACATAAGCACCTTTCGCTAATAAATCAGCGATTGCAGTTTCTTTGTTTTCGTATTTTAATTTATATACTTTCATTTTATTTAATTTTATAAGCTAGTTAATTGTTGTAATTCTTGGTCTGTTTTTATTGTATCATAAAGTTTAATGTCTTTAAAATCAGCATCTCCCCTTGAACCAATAGCAGCTTCTGACAATCTTATTTTTTGAAATGATTTACCACTTAAAGATGCGGTAATACTATTAACAAAAGTTCCATTTATATAAATAGATGTTGCAATTCCATTTTTGTAAGAAAAAGCAACTTTATATCTTAACCCTTTTTCAATGGCAAATGAAGAATATATATTCCAACCATCTCCAAAAAACCTAAATCTTACAAGACCACTATTTAAGCCAGAAAAAACACCAAACCAACCATTACTTACTGAACTTGAATTTTCAAAAGAAATATATCTCAAACCATCTATATCGTTAAAAGGTTTAAAATCTAAAAAAACAGTCCCCTCTGTTTGTCCTATTATACCACTTGGAGGAGTTTGACTACAAACTTCTTGCACCCTAGTAACTTGACTACCTTGTGTTGGTATGTAGGATGTAGCGTAGCTTCCTGCTTCTAATTGTGCGCCCCAAAAACTTAATCCCTCGTCAAAACTATCAATAACAATTTGACCAGTAGCAACATTGAAATCCCTTGAAATTTCATATCTTTTCCAATCAGAAGAATCTATTGTTATTGTGTTTTGTGCATAAGAAAAACTACCAGATTTTTGAAATCTAAAACTATCTCCAATATTTCCTTTAACCCATATTGAAAAAATATGAGTAGACGCAACAATTGTAGTTGCATTTATTATTAAATCTCCACCTCCAGATAATGTATTAGCTGAATTATCTCCTGCTGGAGATAAAACTCCAGTTTCTATATTTACAGTTCCAGATTTTGACCAAGAATTAAAATCCTCACTATAAGTAATTAAATTCCTTCTTTCAGGCTCTAACAACAAAGCACCATTAGCATCATCTTTAAAATCTATTCTTGGTTTGTTATTTGTTACAACTTCAATTAAACCATCTTTGTTTACTCTTGTAGCACTTGTAGCTCTTGTAAAGTTAAATGGTAATGGTTTAAAGTTTCCATTCTCTGAATTGTAGCCCAGTAAAGAACCATCCTTTACACCCCAATTACCCGCACCTAAATTTAGTGTTTCGCTCATATCTATTTTGTTAAATTATATTCTGTTAATTTCTCTAACTGTGTCAATGCAAAGTTGTACGCTATTGACGCTCTATGTTCTGTATCGAATGTACCTAAATGAATTGTTTTTTCTCCAACTCTTATTTGACTATACCATTTATCTTTATAACCTTTTCTAACCCCGTATAAATTAGAACTACTATTGCAATTCTTATTTATATTTTCTCTTTGAGATATGACTTGAAGATTATTTAATCTATTGTCAAATCTATCATTGTTAATGTGGTCTACTACAATAGACCTGTTACCTCCTTTGTAATTGATAAATGTTTCCACAACCAATACGTGAATATACTTATCTTTAGTTAATCCGTCTTTACATAGCGTTACCTTATGGTATCTACCTGCTTTTCTATTAGATAATATTTTTTCACTATTAAGTTTAAAACTCTTAACTCTACCTAAATCACTAACTTGATAGCTACCCTCGTAACCTTTTATGTCTTTCCAATTTTCCATACTACTAATATAGTAATTTTTATTGTAATTCATACTATTCAACAGAATATAATTGTCCTGTTGCCATTTCAGAAAATGAAGTCCAAGAAGTTAATGTTTCTAAATCTGTATCGTTTAATGCTGAATCGAAGTATTGGATTTGTTTTGTGTTTCCGTAGAAAGGATTAGATGAAGAACCCCAATAATAGCTAATATCATTTAATCCAACTACTGATTGATTTATAGCACTTGAATATCGTGCTTGTGAAATACCATTTAAAAACAATTTCCAATTAGAACCAATAGAGTCATATTGTATTGCTATTTTATTGTTTTCTAACCAATTCATATCAGTAACAATAAATTGTATGTTTCCAGTAGCAAAACCATCGGCGTAAATTCTTAAATTACCATCGTTTCTATGTTGAATTAGTATAGAGTTACTAAAATCAGTTGAAGCTGAATTTCTTAATACAATATGTTCATTTGTTGTAAGTATTTCTTGAAACGCACTTATCTCCGCAAACAAAACCCCCTCTGAATCATTAAACGTATTAGCATCTCCTGCTCCGTTAGCAGTTTCTGCTACACGAGTTGTAATAGAACCACTATTGGATTTGATATAAGATGTTGGATAAGAACCTTGTTCTAATTGTGCGCCAAATATGTAAATTCCGCTTGTTCCATCTCCTACATAATCCATATCACTTGGTCTACCAGATTGATATGTATTAGGAAGTAAAAATATAGCTGGTCTTGCATTTACAGTATTAGATGTAAATTTAATTGATATTTTATAAAAATTATTTGACATAAGGGTTACTTTTGTATTTCCAGATGTTTTTTCATCTAAAACAACCCCAGTAATTAAATTAATTGTAGCCCAGTATTGACTATTAATTACATCTTGTAAACCTACTATATTATTTTCTCCAGATTTTATGTAATGATGTACAGTATATTCTGTTGAATTTAGTATGCTAATGCTTGTTGAATAAATATTATGGTCAATACTTCCATAACCAGAAGAACTTTCAACCAACTTAAAAGCACTTAAATCTCCTTTAGGCGAAATAAATCCACCTACAACACTTGAACCACTTTTAGTCCAATAAGCATTATCAAAGTCTTCTGAATAAGTTATTAAATTAGTCCTCTGTGGCTCTAATAACAAACTCGGACAACCACTAACAACACCATCAATCATTGGATAGTTAAGTCTTGGAACGTTTGTTAAAACCTCTTCTATTAAACCTTCTGAATTTACTCTTGTAGCTGCTCCTGCTCTTGAAAATGTAAAATCTCCAGTTCCGTCTGTTGGTAATACACTATATACTTTTGATGCTTTTACACCACTTGGAATTAATGCTAATTTTGGAATTGTACTCATATCTTATTTCGTTAATTAAATTTTCTTGTTTCTTCCATTAAACACATACTATTTTCAAAAGTTCCACCATCTGCAATTACCCTATCTTTATAAGAATAGTAAGTATTACTTAATGAATCTAATAAGTAAGATATAGCCCAAGATATTGCGTTGTAAACACCTTTACCCCACCAACTAACTCTGTGAATTTCATTTGCCATTTTTATCTTTATTTTCTTTATTTTCTATCTTCTCTAAAAACACTTGTAATTTTACCAAATTTGTATCTTTTGGTTTATAGTTGCTAAAGTACCCAGCCATTAAATAAATCGTTTTTATCTGGATATACATCCTCGTTATTATTAGTTTGATACTCTGGAAATAAACTTGTGTTAAAAGACATATAATCTATAAATCTTCTAGTGTAGTATTCAGCAAAGTTTCTTGATTTGTTTACTAAATAATCAACTTCTTCTTTTGATACACTTTCTGAATTTTCAGATGTATGTTTGCTTATTCCACCATTCTTAATCTGATATGCTGCAAATGGTAAATACTGCATCATAGCGTAATGAATTAACATAGGTTGTACATAATCTTCAACTAAAGATAAATAGTTTCCAGACAAAGTTCCTGCTACAATATCTGCACTTATTTTGTTGTATAAATCAGTACCTAAATAGTTTTGGATATCGATTTGTTGTGCTATCTTAATAAATTGCAATAGCTTATCTGTATCTACATTACCATCTAAAATGGTATTCTTAACTAAATCTGTTCTTGAAATGAATAATGCTGTTGCCATATTATCTTACTTTATTTACAAATCCACTATTAGGCATATCAGTTGGTCTCATTGCAACTTCTTTTGCATTTACTTCTGGTTTAAAACCATCCTTTATAGCTTGATTTACACTTACTTCTGCATTAGGGTTTCCAATACTAGGTTTTATATTAACACCTTTAGCCATATAAGTTTTACGCATCCAAAAATGATGACAAGAACCTCCGCCTTTATATAACCAAATATCGTAAGTATCAGCACCATTTAAACCCCAACCAGCGTTTACTGCTCTTTGGCTCATTGATTGTATATCCTCTTTACGATATATTTTTTTAGCTGCTACCATTTTTTTGCAGAAATCTCTTGATTCTGTTTTTGTACCCTCATCGTTTTTATTAATCGTTAAAGGTGCATATTGGTATCTTACTTTAAACTGAACCCCCTCTTTGTTTGTGCCATCTTGCTCACTATTAGCATTTGGTCTTGCAGTTCCAGTTGTAGCAAAGCTCCATATTTTAGATAGTAAACTTTGTTTTTTAGAGTTTAATTCTTTTATTTGATTATCCAATTCATCTTCTAAATCGTAATCAACTTTTCTTTCATCAATCAATTCCCATTCAGTCAAATCTTCATCTTCTCCAAATTCTTCTAAACCAGAAAAATCAACTTGACTACTCATCTTTACACCAGTTTCTTCTTCTCTAGTTTCTGAATCAACTACATTATCTAATTCTGTAAATTCTAATGGTTGTAAGGTCTTAAAATATAGATTTAAGCTAATATCATTATAAGCTAGTATTTCATCAAAGGCGTTGATTAAAAGTGTCTGAAATGGTCTTATAACTGTGTTATCCATTAATATAGATGCAGTCTTTAACTCATCAGCGTTATTGCCTAATCCACTTGAATCTTTTACACCTAATAACATAGGAGAAACAATTCTGTGAGCAACCATAATCTTTCTCATTGATTCATCAGATAAAAACTGATATTGATTATGAGCATCACTTAACTGAATAGGCTCTATTGTAGCAGCAGTTGCAGCATCATCGTTAAACGATAAAATGAACTTTCCACTATTAGAACTTCCGCTAAACTTTTGATAAATTCTGTTTTCTATTAACTGTCTTTGCTCTGGGTCTGGAGTTCCATTATTAAAGTTAATTAACATACTTGGAGCAAGTCCATTCATTATATTATTCAAATGGTAATTAGAAATTTCTTCTTCCAATTCTGCATATTGTAAACCACCTTGATAATCTACTGGGGAATAGTATTTAAAACCAGCTTTGTAAGGTTTGATGTAATATATCTGAATAGGCTCATTTCCATATCCATACGCTTCTATTCTTACAAGTTTATCACTCTTTTTATAATTTTCCCAATCTGGGTGCATATAATATGCTTCAATTTCTCCTTTTTCGTTGCATTTTTCTGCACGTAAAGTTTCAACTGGTATATGTTCAACTCTTGCAATACTCTTTCTGTCTTTAGAATAAATAACTTGCATAGCACAATTACCCATTAACTTCAAATCAGATGATAATCTTCTCACACAATCATCGTGGAATAAGGTAATCATTTTAGCATAAGCCTCTGGCTTTCTTGCGGAATCAGTTGCATCTAATCCTTTTCCAAATATCATTTCAGACATACCATTTATGATAGCGTTATTTGTAGCACTACCATTATATCTGTCAATTAGAAACTGAAAATAATTGTTATCATCTCCATAAGCAACAAAGTTATCTGTTTTTGTTTCAGTAATCTTTGGACTTGTGTATGTAGATAAATTTAAAACTCTTAATTCATTCATATTATAAAATTATAAAATCGTTGTTACCAGACTTGCTCACATATTCATTCTTATTTACAGAATAGTAATTGTTTGTATCTTGGTCAATTGTTTGGTCTGTACAAAATATCCTATCTAAATAGATAATATCACTACCAGATAATATTGTCAAATCGTAAAAATGCCCCTCTACTAAACTAAAAGCATAAGATATAACCATATAATCTTTATCTGTCGTAGTAGATATACTTGCAGTTGTAACCTCATTTGTACTGTCGTCTATTAATTTTAAAGTAACAGTTGAAACGTATTCTCTAGGAATTATTTTTAAGGTTTGGTTACTAGTAGATGTAGTTAATACTTTCATACTTATATATAGTCAATACTTTTATTTTTTGTATATAAAAAAAGGGTATGAATTAACATACCCCTTTAAAACTATTTAAAATAAAATTACGCAGTAGGGTCTATTTGTGTAGCAGATACATCAGCAGTAATAACCGCAGGAGTTACAAAATAAGGAGGTGCAGTTTCTTGAGCAACGATTGTCAAAGAATATCCACTTAAATCTCCCATAGCAGCACCAGTAGCAATTGAACCACCAGTTACTTCTGCTCCGTGTTCCAAACCTACTAAAAAGTAATTACCATTGTAATCTTCAATAGCAACGTGAGGTCTTGCGTGAGTTATTAATTTTAACTGCTCTTGAGTTGCCTTATCTTGGAAAGTTAAAGACATTGTAACTGTACTTTCATAAAAAGTAGTTCCGTTTTCTCTTGAACTATTGATTGCGGTTTCTAAAGATGAAGCACCTTTTACTTCAAATTTAAACCAATCTGGAGTTCCTGCAAAAGCAGTAATTTCTCCAGCAACGATTGTAGCAGCACCTAAATCTCCATAGTCAGCAAAGAATATATTCTTAATGCCACCTACTGCTGATTTGCAAGGTACTTTTCTACCAGATGTTAATGAACAAGCCATATTTTTATATTTTTTTAAATAAAAAAGGGTAGGCTATTTTACCCACCCTTTCTTTGATTGTTAAATTATTAATTATGCGTAGTAAACGATATCAGAACCAAACACGTGTTGAACACCTGCAGTAAATCTCATAATTACTCTTACATTTTGTGAACCATCGATATCTGACATATCAATTACTTTAACCTCGTTTTGGTCGTTTAAGATACCAGTTCCAAAATACAAGTTAGATTTTTGAGCCAATACCATTTTGTTATTGTCAAAACCTTTTGCTACGAAAATATTAATTCCTTCAAAAGATAATGCACCACCATTGTACCATTGTGTTCCTTTGTTATCAACACCATTTGCACCAATTGTAGCAGCAAATCCACCTAAAGCACGAATATAAGCTTGTGCAACGTTTTGAGAAACATAAAGAGTTAAATCTTCTTGTCCTAAAATTGCAGGAGCATTAGCAACAGCTGAATCAACAACTTTACCCATTTCAGCAATTACGTTTGCAGAAGTTACAGTAGTTCCTACTACATCATTAACAGTTGCATCAGCAGCTAACTTAACTTGGAAACCATCAAATTGTCCACTTGTAGCAGTTGAACCAGCCCAGATGTTTTTCTCTGTTCTATCAGCAACTTTAGCAGCAACGTGAGCAATAACAAATTCAGCAAAAGATGGAGCTAAATTGTCAAATGCAGAATAACCCATTTGAGCAGCTTCCCAAGATGCGTGTAAGTCTTTTTTACAGATTTGTAAGTTTACTTGAAATTCCTCTGGAATCAAGATAGCTTCTGTTAAAGTTAAAGTACCAGCGTCAGTTACGAAATCACAAGTTGCATCTTTTACGATGTCATCAGTTGCTCCTTTTTGTAATACACTTTTAAATTTTACGTTTGGCAAAATTGAAATTGCCCCAGCATCTAAAGTAGAAGCTGATAATAATGCAGCAGCGATATACTTACCGCTAAATTCTCCTGCATAAGTTGTAGTTAAAGATACACTCATTTTTTTTGATTTTTAATTTTAGTTATTATAATTTGTTTAGTTTTCCCATTACTCTATCCATAGTAGATTGAGGTCTTTTAGAAGCTATATTAAATTTTACTTCTGTTTTTTGTAATTGAGCATTTGTGTTAATTGGCTCAACTGCTGGTTGTGATAATTCAGCTAAAACTTCTTTTGGTAATTGAGAAGATAATTCTTCTTTTACTTCAGATGGTTCTTCTTCTTTTTTAGGCTCTAACATTGCTTTGATTTCTTCAATCATTGATTTAACCTCCGCAAGTTCTTCTTTAGTAGCATAACCAGTTTCCTCTTTTTCTTCTTCTTTAGCTTCTACTTCAATTTCTACTTCTGGCGCTTCTTCGCTTTCCATTGATTTAACCTCATTGATTAAACCTTCTTCTTCGATTACTACAACCATTCCGTTTTCTAATTCATATTCGCCAATTGGTAATGCAATTCTTTCATCTTCTGTTACAATGAAGATTTCATTTCCAGCTTCAAACTTCTCTGCTTCTAAAACAGTTCCGTTTTCTAGTCTCATTTGCTCAAGTTTTACTTCCATTCCTAAAAGTGTTTTAACTTGATTTAATAATTCATTTGATTTCATATTTATATATAGTATTTAATTAATTAATTTGCATTTTCGGTAGTAGTTGATGTTTGTCCTATTCCTTGTGCTTGTAAACTACCATCGCAGCATTTTGTAGAATAGGTATTGTTTTTACACAAACAACCTCTTTTACTACCTTGAGGACTTGTTCTACTTGGTGTTTTAAATATGTTTTTCATCTTCCTTGACCTTTGTATGGTTTCTTATAATTAGCACTTGATTTAGATACAGATGTTTTGCTTTTAGCGTGAACACCTTTTCTACTTACAGTTGGTTTTTCGTAAACTAAAACGTTTGGTTGTTTAGCCATTTGATTTAATTTTAGATTCTGCCCAACTCTTTGCTGATTTACCACCCCATAATAAATATGAAATATAACCACAACTTTCAGTATCTCCAGCCTCGTAATAAACTTCCGCTCTACTTAAATATGAAAACATCCTTTTAATAGTTTCCATACTTATTGGTTTACGTTGCGCTAATTGCTGTGCTCTAACCTTTCCAACTTGCGTTGCACATTTATTATTTACTTTCTCATTCAATTCAATACCTCTTTTAGCATTGTTACTTACAGACTCAGGATAATCACTAAAACTTTCCATTTCAGTTCTTTTTCCTTTCTTTAATCTTTTATCAGTTTTAATAATTGCTTTTACTTGTGATAATAAATATTCAGCCTCTGCCTCTTCAATAGCACTTAATTCAGCTTCAATAGATAGTAAGTCTTTAATAGGTTCTTTTGGTCTTTCTACTTTGTCAATGAAATACCCTTCTATTGAAAATCCTTTAACCTTTCCAGTTTTAACGTAATCATTCCAAACCTCTGAATTGTTTACTTTTACTGCACCCATCCAAGTTCCTAAAGGTACATTCATTCCGTACTTTCTTGACTTATCGTGTACCTCATCTTCAACAATCCAACTTTCAACTAAACTTAATCCACTCAATTCGTATTGGTGTTCTAAAGTAGAGTTGTTTTGGTTTCCTTTCATTAGATACATTTGAGATGCTTTCTCTACTGTTTCTTTTGAAAAATAAATATAATATTCTTCATCTCCACTCTTTCTGTAAATAGGCTTGTTTGGTATTAATAAAGCACCTAAAAGAATTTGTTTATCCTTATTTAGTTCCTTTAATTCTACAAGTTCACTATTTAAAGCAACAAAGTCTTCTTCAATAGCAGGGTTTTCTACAACACTAATTGCTTCAATGCCTATTGATTCTTCTTGATCATCAAGAATTAATTCTATTATATTCATAATATTATATAGTGTTTAATTATTTTTTTTGTATTTTATTAATATGATAAACCATATGTAGTGCAGTTTTTAAATACGCTCATATGTAGTGCAGTTTTTATATACTTGCTCCATTTACAATATTTCTATCCATACTTTGTGCGGTAGTTACATCGTT